CTACAACTAAAGACGAATACCGCCACGAGAAGGACGAACACGAACGTTCAACCAATGGGTGCGTGCACCCCGTTTGAACTGACGCTTCGCTCTTCCATAACTGACTCTTTTTCTATGTTTCATAACGACTCTCCTTTCGTTCGAGTCTAACAGCTTTCCACTTTGAGGAAAGCTGGGACAGTTACTACAAGGGAGGTAACTGTCCGGGCCGGGTTTCACCCGACCAAATTACTCGCTAGACGCCATGCGTCCTTGGCTCAAACAACAAGCTCGAGAGCTCTCGAGACTCCTCATTACGCGCACACAAATGAGAATCGCAGCGCGTTAGATGACTCAATAGAGTCTTAGGCTATTAGGGGCTTGAACTTCGTTCTGGTATCCGACGGCCGCGCCGTTCTTGAGTGGGCCACCGCCTCACTATTCGCGCCTCGCTTCACTCCCTGTCGCTACGCTGGGTCGTTAACGCTTACGGCCTACGGCCTGGGCGCCGTTCGGCTTTACGTGAGCCCACGTCAATTCCGGCGGGGGCCTTAGGAGGACCTATGAGCGAATCCAAGAAGACCTATAAGCAACCTGAGACCGAAATCGAAATCCTGAACGCACAGCTGAAAATCTCTAGATGGGCAGCCAAAAAAATCATGGAGCTCCAAGAGAAGCTCGACGAGATAGAGCGCAAGCGCAACCTGCCAAAGCCAAGACAAGTTGGATAAAAAAAAGGGCCGGGCTAAAGCCCGGCCCTACGCCACTACGGCGTCTCCGGCTTCGCCGGAGGAGACGAGGAGGCTGGCGAGGGGGGTGGCGCGTGCTGCGCAACCAACCTCTGAGCTTCAACAATACGTCTGCGTTCCTTCGCGCCGATGCGCTCCAGCACGTTACGCAGACCTTCTGGACTAGACACCTCCCGATAACGCCCGGGATCGTTCCCGAGCTCGAGACGAATCTCAGGGGGCAACCTCAAGAAATGCTCCCCTGCAATCTTCAACGCTTCGTGCGCATCCGCGTACGTAGCAAACCCCTTATCTTCACCAAACAACACTGGGCCAGAAGCCGCAGTGCTAACCACGCCAGTAGCGCGATACTTGGACATAATCCGATTAATATCGGCTTCATCAACGAACTCCTGCTTAGCAGCACCAAACTCCGGCCCGCATTCGCGGTGCCTATAACGGCCTCCGGCCTTAGACCTCATATTCAACGGCAAAGGCGCAATATTCTTACTCACCGTGGACTTTGTCATACAGATCTGCTCCCCACTGGCCACTCGTAGCGGCCTCAAAAGCTGAACCAAAGTTCAACCGATTCCACATCGTTCTACCGGCCTTCATCAAGCCACCTGCTTCCGTATTAGCCTTCAAATTCTCCTTACGTTCGGGAGCCAGGGACTTAGCGATCGCCGTCTGAGCACGGACAAAATCATTCTTAGCTCCTTGACCCTCAATCGTATTCTTAGCCTTCTGCGCCGCTACTGCGGCATCAGCACCAGAGCTGATCGCATCCGCTTTAGCTTTCTTCGCAGACTCTCGGAGAATCTCCTGATGAATACCGTCAGTGAGCGCCTTACCAACAGACGCACCCATATCAGCACTCTTAGGAGCATCCACCTGGGCGGCAGCTGAAGAAGGCACACCAGCTCCACCACCGCCTCCGGCGGATAACACCGGATTGAGACCTGCGGCCTTAAGATCCGCGACCTCTCTCTGATGCGACGTATTCGACATACGCTCTGACCAATCCCGATTCTCACGAGCAAGAGCCATGTTCTGCTTATTGGCCTCCTCCGCGGCACTGATGTTCCGCTCATTCGAAAAAATACTACTGCCGGCTTCAATCAACGACTCAAAGATACCCATCAAATCCGCCACAACCCGGGCGTACTACGCACCGGAAGCGGCCTGGTGGCCTTAAAGTCAAAGTGGAAATTCAACAACACCTCATCTTCAGAAGTCACAGCAATCGTGCGCTCAAGCGGCATATCCTGCCGAATGAAAGCATCGTTCAACGCCGGCGCCGAAGAAAAGTCGTAAGCAAGATGCCAAGAATCAAGAGTCAGCGGATCATCCGAACGCATCACACCACCAACGCGAGACTCCTTCCACCGGAGCTCATCCCAGCGACCCTGATACGCGAACGCATCATCATCCGTGGTCCCATTACCGAGGTAGTAAATCTCCGACACCTCGACCGCCTGCTCCCCCAAATTCGCGAGCGTCGGGAAATAAAAATCATTACGAGTCCGCCGCCGATACTTACGCGGCAGACCCTGCTGATAGGTCTGATCGTGGACAATAGACGCGAACATATAAAACTGACCGTGCTCCGAAAACGACTTCACAAACCGATTCTGAGTCGTGATTGAAGCTGCCGTAGCAGACAAATTACCCTGAGGAGTCGTCCCACTCTCCGACGTCTGAGCAATCGACTGATAACCCAACCGACCACGCGCCATCCCGATATACTCCGGCCGTTGAAGACGGAAATCCTCCGCCTGCACACCGAAATGATTCACCAAGAGCTCGGTATACCGAGTCCCGCCACGAGCATCCTTCTCGTACATCTGTTGCACGACAACAGCCTCACGAAACTCATTGATCGAAGGCCCAATCGCCTGACCAAGATCCGCATTGATATCCGGGTAACCGGTCGACCCGTCCTGCCTCACGCGAACCGCCGACGAAAGAGACTGAGACGAAGTCGCAGTCGTATCCGTCTCGCGCATATTCCCCGTACCGTAGGCCGGAACGTCAGTCGTCCCAACCCCAAACACCGGAGCCGTATCACCCAACGGCATCAGCACGTCAGGCCCCTTCAAGGGCCAAGGCCTACCCGTCGTAAAATAATCCTTACGCTTGGTGCGCCAAAAAGACGGAGTCGTCTTGTAAATCTCCATGTTCTTGCCAGCTGCACCCGTATCAGGACCGTCATCCTTGATCACCGGCAGCTTCGCCTGCAAATCCTGGTCACGGAACCACTCGTTGAAAATCAGCGGCGGCCCACGAAACGGCAAAGCATTGACCGGGTTATCCGTATTGGAACTCGACGTGGCATTCTTGAACGGAAAATCAGGCCAGTACTTCAACATGGAATAAGTCGTCGTGATGTTCTGCAACACCGTGTAATCGACGACAGGAACCAAATACTCGACCGGCGCGTCCGGATCGTAATCCGAATGCATAAACTTCTCCCAATTGTCCCATAAAAGACGGTTGGGAACGAAAAACGCGTGCACCTCCACAAAAATATTATCCATCAGCGGTGTAAGCGGCGTAAGAAGCCGCGAAACCCACGACACCGCAATATCGAACACATCACCAGGGAGCACTTCCTCGTGAAGAATCGGAAACACATGATCCTTCGACATGGTCGTCGAATAGTTATGCGTCAAATCAAACTGCGAACGCGGAACCCGCGGCGACTCCGTATGGGCCATTCTCTCATTCGTTGAAATCGTAGACGTCCGTTTCATTTCTACCCTCTCTATATAAAAAAAGAGGCCAGGGTTTTACCCCTGGCCTCTCGTGGTTTCCGAGCGAATTAACGCCCGGTTACTGCGCAGCCTTGACAGGCTCCGCAAAAACAAACTGACCCGGCTCTGCCATCAGTACCGGCAAATCCACCATCTGGAACTTACCCGTAGCCTCATCAAACTCGCCCATGAACAAAAGCTCGTAATCGTGCGGCCACTTGTGAAGCGACGAATTCGTATCCCTACACGCATCCTCGAACGCACGCACCGCCATCACATGATCACGCTCGAAAATCGGACGATGGAACACCTTAGCCTTACGATCCCGAATCGCATAAACCTTTGCCATTCAAAAATCCTTCCGCGCCACACGGCGCTGCAACGTCTTACCAACGTCACTGTTATACTTCTGTTTTTCTGCGAGGCCGAACCACTCGGCCTCAGTAAAGGTGTCACGCGACTCAAGCCTTTTGTCACGAACTTTCTGCAGCATCTCAGGATCAATCTTCTCAAGCCAACGATCGTAAAGAGCCGGCGGCAACATAGGAACACGCTTCCCGTCCGCGCGAGTAATCAAACACTCATCCGAGGGATAAACGTCACGCCTAAATTCCTGGAAAAACTCAAAGCCAAGACCGTGACACCAACTACTAAACTCTGGAGTCCGACCACCATAACGACGGGCCTGCTGACCCGTCTGCTTCTTCAAAGCGTACCTCGCGGCATACGCCGCAAACTCGAAATTCAGCTTCGAAATACGATGACGACCCTCCGGCCACAAACGAGTAAGCTCAGCACAAACAAACTGATCCGCACCAGAACGTGATCGCTCCACAGGAATGACCTGCCAAGGGTAATCCACGAAAGCGACACCGTGATAATGAGGGCGTGCAGTAGAATCTCCATACTCACCCACAGCGAA